GCCGTCCTATGGTAGATTGTTATCGTTGTAAGATGGACATGATATATACACCTATAATGGGGGATTTGGTGGGTAACCGTGGATAGAGTTGTTCACAAGTACATGGGCCAGTCTTTTTGGACTATGTGTGGTCGTTATGTGGATGAGACGAATGGATTGTTGTTTGTAGCTGCTACATATGATAATGATGAGGTAACTTGCAGGGCTTGTAGGAGGTTTATAGATGAATAGATACGCAGTTCAGGAGCAGCGCAACAAGGTTTCTCGTTTGCTACGTACAAGTAATCGAAACAGGAACGCAATGCGTTGGAGTAGGAACGAAACCAAGGCTCACATTGACATGAAGTTTGCGATTTGCAAGCAGTTAAAGGAATGGGGTCACGAGTTTTACACAGAGGCTGTGTTTGAGCCGAGTGGATTGCGTGCTGATGTAATAGATGCAGATGAGGGAATTGTTTACGAGGTTGTAAATACTGAAGGTAGTGATTCTATTTTGAAAAAGCAGCATATGTATCCGTTGGAGATACGGGTTGTAAATGCTAATCAGAGGTTTTCTAAGGAGTTATTGTTATGAACAATAATTTTGAGGAGGATTTAGAAGATGGTCAGATGGGTGAGCGTGCGGTTCGGCATTTTGTAGAGACTCAATGGCACAAGAAGTTTATTACGTATGGAAATACTGCTGCGTTTGACATAATGTTTCAAAATAATAAGCAGAAGCCAGTATTTTTTGAGGTTAAGACAGATATGTTTGAGAAAGATTGGAACAAGGGTGGTACAGGCAACATGGCAATCGAGTACAAGTGTCGTGGTAAGGACAGTGGAATCAAGACAACGTTGTCGGATTGGTTTGCATATTATTTTCCTAACTTAAGTGAGAATCATTTATGGGTAATAGACATGAATGCATTGAAGAAATTGATAAAGGAGAACAAATTTAAGACAGTAGCGGCAGGGGAGCTTGATGAAGAGACAGGAAAAAAGGTAAGTCGTTGTTATTTGATACCTAGGTTTGATTTTCGAGGTTATTTTAGTGTATTTTCTTTTGATGGACAGAGGTGGTTACCATCATTAGACTAATTAAGGATGGTAAGGTCATAGAGGAGACAAGCGATTTACATTATATACACGAACAACTTATAATTCATGACAAAGATGTTAAAGAGATAGTGATAACTGTACGCAAACACAAGTAATGGACAATAGTAAACATATCACGCAGGCAATCGCAGGGGCTTTAGAGATAATGAATGAGCAGCCTTTGACTTTGAATGAGTTTATAGATGAGGTGATGCGAGATTATATGGACCAAGAGCCGGGAACTTATGTTCCGTTGGGCGATATGCATGACCAGTGGGAGGAAAATTTCAACAAGGGGGAATTTGCTTCTATAATTTGTGCAAGGGGTCACTTGAAGACGACATGGGGTTTGTGTGTGCTGGCATATTATATGCACAAGCAGCCAAACTTTCGGGCTTTGTATATTTCAGCGACATTGGAGCAGGCTTGGGACAAGTTGGAGCAGTTTGAGGAACTTTGTAAGCGAAGTTGGCGTCTCAGTAATTATTTAGAGAAGTCAGATGATAGGAAGGTGACAATACGTAAGGGTGCTAAGAGATTTAACAATGGAAGTAGGGTTCATGGTGCGAGTATAGGAAAAGCACTTGAGGGTCCTCACGTTCATATGATTATTTTGGATGACGTTTTGCAGGAGTTTCCAAATTTGACAGATGAGAAGGTAATTCACTATGTTCAGAGAGTTGTGATGCCGATGAGGTTACCAGAGTCTAAGATGTTGTTGGTAGGAACGCAGAAAAGAGTTGGAGACATAACTGATTGGGTTTCAGGAAGTAATGAGTGGAATGTAGTAAGGCATCCTGCTTTGTTAGAGGACGGAAGTCCTAGGTGGCCAGAGTATTGGAATCAGGAGAGACTTGACAAAGAAAAGGAGACAATGGGAAGTCGGGCATTTGAGTCTGAGTATATGTTAAATCCATTGGACCCAGAGAGTGCAGTTATTCCTTACGAGGTACTTCAGAGATGTTTGGACAAAAATCTGGATATGGGGTTGCCAGAGTATAGTGACGATATAAGCGTCGTAATGGGCGTTGACTTGGCTGTGGGCATGAACAGTCAGAATGACGAGACAAGCTACGTTCTTGTGGCTTATAATAAGCGTACGGAGCATCGTAGGATATTGTATAGTTGGACAGGCAAGGTAATGGCTAAAGGAAGTGGTTGGTTGGAGACTCAGGTGTTAAGAGTTCGGGAGCTTGCGAAACGTTTTAATCCAGATACGATAATGATAGAATCGAATGGGTATCAGAGGTTGGTTGTACATAGTGCGAGTGATTTGGCAGGCCTTCCTGTCGAGGGACACAACACGGGCCGAGAAAAGCACTCTCATGACGTTGGTATACCGGGGTTGGCCTTGGAGTTTGAAAAGGAGAGATACTCGATTCCGTGGAAGAAAGAAATAAGGGAAGCTAGTCGTCCCGGTCCTAGAAAGTTGACGGATGGTTTGAGTAGGTTAGTTTATGGAAAGAATGGGAGATTAGAGGGTCATACTCCTGATGCAGTGATGGCGTTATGGATGTGTGAGTTAGCTATCAAAGGTATGAACAAGAAGGGACTGGCTTTTGTTGGTTGGGATTATATATAGAAAAGTTTATATATATCGAGTATGTGCATGACATCCAACCAAACTATGAAAAAGCGAACGAGGTTGGAAATTTATGGAATTAGCAGCGCTACCAAAGAGGGCCTTAAAGAGATTGCTAAGGCGGAGAATGTTCCCACAGGCGTCCTAGTGGAACCAGTCCTTAGAAGGTATGTTCGGGAGTATCATGGGCGATAAGCGAGATAGGTACAAGATTCCTCGTGGTGTAAAGAAAGAAGCATTACAGGGTAGAGATTTGAGAGCTATGCATGGTTATGGTGGTGGAAAGGTAACTAAGGCGATTAACAGAAAATTAAGATTTCAGAAGGACGTAGGCTATAAGACGGCAGTTAAGATTGATACATATTACAGAAGGCATGAGAAGGTAGACCCACCAGCAGAGAATTTTGCCGACAAGAAGAATCCTAGTAAGGGATATATTATGTGGAAGATGATGGGTGGTAATTCTGGACAGAGTTGGAGTAGGCGACTTAAGAAAACATTAGATGTGATTCAGAAAAAGGAAAGGCTTAAGAAGATAAATACAACATTGGAGGCGATACAACTTGGCATGGTACGATAGAATGTTAGGGCGTAAGCCAGTGCGGAAGCGTTCCGCGTTAGAGGATTTGATAGAGAGAAACACAGCAAGTGTATTGAAGGATGCAAGGACTCCAGCGTATGGTACGGCAGGAACTAATCGAGCGTTTAAGGCAGATATACTTCCTCCAGTGGACCAGAATTATCTTGAACAATTAGCTGACAGGTATTCGCATCTCAGAACCGTAATCACTCGAATAGCTTCTCAATCCGTGGCGAAGGGATGGGAATACCACGCTATTGACGATACGGGTGATAAAGAAGAAAGAAAATTATTAGAGAAGTTGCTTAAAAATCCGAGTGGTGGTAATGCTGATATTACGGCAAGTGAATTTTTTAAAGCAATGATACGACAAGTTGAGGTTTTCGATGATTGTTGGGTAAGTATTGTATATGATAGGATTCAAGGTAGTGATGGTAAGATAGTCAAGGAACTTTGGGTAGAGGATGCTAAGCAAATGAGATTTGCGGTTGATGATTATGGTAAATTCAAAAACGAGGAATATTTTGATGTAATTACCAGAAAGCCTTTGGAGAAAGGAGCCAAGGGAGAAGGAGGATTTGAAGCAGAGCCTATGGCTTACTTTTATGACATGGGACAGGATGAAGACAAGATTCCTTTTGCAAGAGATGAGATAATTCATTTCAATAAATACAGTGCGAATGCCAGATTGTATGGACAGTCGCCGATTATAGGTCTTTCTAAGAAAATAGAAACTGCTCTCGCCATTGAGAACTTCCAAAATAAAATCTACAAACTAGAGAGGCCACCTAAGGGTTTCTTGGATATTCCCGGTCACGACGAAGAAAGTCTTAACAGGCTTGGGGAATACATTGCAGAGGAAACTCGAAGGAATCCGAACTTTGTTCCTATTATAAGTAGTAGGGGAGAAGGTACAGGAAGTGGTCAGGCTAAGTTTGTGCCTGTTATGCCTAACATGGATGAGTTGATGGCTTTGCCATATATGGAGCGCATTAACAACGATATAAACGCAGCTTATGGGGTGATGCCGATAGTAACTGGTAACACAGCAGGAGTTGGTGGTTTGAATGCAGAGGGCGAGCAGATATCGCTTTTTGACAGAACTGTGTTAGAAACACAACAATGTTTAGAAATGGGATTCCTTAGACCATTGATGAAGTTGATGGGAATTAAAACATGGAAGGTAAAGTTTGCAGATATTAATGTAAAGAACGAGCAACAACATTTGGCAAATATGTTACAGAAGGCAAATATTATTACGGTATTAAATAAGTTAGGAATCAAGGCAACTTTGGATAAGGATGGAAATTTGAAATTACCAGATGAGCCGCAAGTAACAGTTACAGATGACAAACCAGAAGTAGGAGCGTTAAAACCGTGAAGAGTTGTAAAAAATGTATGGCAGGAGAGATGCGAGTTAGATTGATGTCTAATGGATTATGTGAAGAGTGTGAGCATGACAGGGCTTGGAATAACAAGGGCGAGTACATGAAGCAGTACAACAAGAATCAGAGGATGTTAATGAGAAAGAATGTTGCAGACAAAGTAAATCGTAAGTGGAAAGAAAAGTACGGTGATGCTTCGGTTGAAGAAGTAGCGTCTTATCAATAATGAGAGTTAAGGTTGATGCATCTAAAGCAAAGCATTCATTAAATCTTTTTAAACAAGCAAGTAATTGGGACGATATATTTGCAAAGGCAATTAAGAAGATTAAACCAGATATAGAACATAATGTTGGATATTATTTGAATGAATCAGGAATAAAAAAGCATACTGGCAGGTTAGCCGATTCTATTTCCGTTGAAACGGAAGGCAGCAAGTTAGTAGTTAAAAGCAACCATCCTGCTATGGGTTTGATAGAGTATGGAGGTCCTAGTCCATTTCCAAATTGGAACTCAGCAACAATACAGGAATACTCTAGAATTTATGGAACTTCTGCATTTCTTATTGCTAGAGGTATCTATAGGAATCAACCATTTGCAGAAGCTAGACAGCCTATCTTTAAAGCAGTAAGTGAGGCTATGCCTGACTTGCGTAAAGAGACTCGAAGGATAGCTAAAGAAAAGGCAGGCAAGTAGTTTCCGGAAAAGATTTATTACTTATATACACGTGGCCAATCTTAGGCTGTGGCAGATGCTAAAGATACTAACTGGAAAGTTTACCGACCTGAGTGGTACAACGACAGAATTTTAGAGACGTTTATTTCGTCTCCTATCATCGACAAACAGAACGATAAGATAGGCACTGACACGATAAAAGAATCCATGGATTTCTATATGAAATACGGGGTTTATTCATACAAGCATGAGGAGATGCCAGTGGGTCTACCTCTTGCATATAAGATTAAAGACGGTAAGGTCAAGATACGTGTAGGTATACACGATAAGCTTCCAATGCATTCTAGGGTGTGGGAAGAGATGAAGATTTACGGTGACAAGGGTGGCTCCTCTATTAGAGGGGAAGCCGAGAAACAAGAGAAGGTTTGCGAAGGAGAAGTCTGCCACAACAACATCTCCGAGTTATCTCTTTGGTCCGTATCATGGGTTGGCAACAAACCAGCTAACCCAGAAGCTACAGTTACGGCAGTAACCGCAGCAAAAGAAGAACCTGAACCTATAAAGGTGACAAAGCAAGTAACTCTAGATGAGATAGAGGGAATGGTAGACAATGCATTGGAGAAGAAACTAGGAAGGCGCGGTGGTCAATGGTGTATATTACATCACAGGACTCCCGGAAAGATAGGAAAACCAATCAAAGGAGCTTGTCATCCTACGCGCAGGCAGGCAGAAAGACAACACGCTGCGATGAATGCTAGGAGATTTGGTAAGGCGCGAAAAGCAATAGATGACATATTAACAAAGATGCGATTAAATAAGATAGATAAGTTAATGTGGGATATCGTAGGCACGCGTAAGTGTATGGTACAAAAAGGAATGGAGTTAAAAAAAAAGCCTCAGAGCCGTGCAGATTGGAAAGCACGAGGAAGGAGAGGTAAAGGTCCTACCAAGAATGAGTTTGAGAATTGTAAGAACAATACTAGAAAGTTAAGAGGATACTATGGTCAGAAGATAGCTAAACCAGAGAATTTCTGTGGTAAGCTATGGTGGAAATATGCAGCTATGAGGGCAGGGGCAAGAAAACCAAATCCCGGCGCACCTAGAACTGGAGGTAAAACTCCAGCTAATGTAAAAGACCCAGTAGGGTCTGAGTTTAGAAGGGCAATGTTTTCACCAGAAGGTCCTAACCTTAAAAAGAATCCAAATTTAACTCCAAAAAATATACGTAGAATATTGGGTGAAGGAAAACGTAGGGGTCGCGGTCCAAGAACTGGACAAGGCGGCAGAACAAGATACAAGGTATAGGTTTCCGGAAAGTTTGGATTACTTATATACCCTTTTCTTAGTCTATATACATGACAGAATGCAGTTGTGGTGGCAATCACGCTAAATCTACCGACGATGAAATCGTTGAAACAGAGGAAGTCGAAATAGCCGCTGGATTAGATGAGCCAGTTGAAGTTGGTAAGGAAGAGGCAATCATGAAAGATATGGAAGCCACACTTGCTAAACTAAAAGAAGTACTCGCTTACTTAGAAGATATGGGCGAAGAAAAAGCCGAAGAAGACGAGGAAGAAGAGGAAGAAGAACCTGAAGAAGAGGAAGAAGAAGATGAAGAAAAGATGCTTGAAGATGACAAAGAAGAAAAATCTACAAAAATCGAAGACTTAGAAAAATCTTTAGCAACCTTGAAGAAACACGGCATTAACGTTTATACAGGAAAGAAAGCAACACCTGCTCCAGCTCCAAAAGCTGAAGAACAAAAGGAAATTGACTTCTTGAATGTATCAAAATCACTAGAGGAAATAGATAGAATGAAATCAAACAAAAACTTAGTAGGAGGTTTCTAGAATGGCTGGAATGAGTTTTGAAGATTACGTCAACGCTTACTATACTGGCGGTTTAGATATCTCTGGAAGATACGGCATAAAGAAAGATGATTTGACAACAGGCGACACCGCATACTTTAACACAATGTATGGTGCATCTGTTTTCAATCAGCTAAACACCAAATCTGAAATATTCAAGCTTTTCAGAAAAGAAGGCTGGACACAATCAGGTTGGAGAGTATTAACTGCCCGAACTGTAACTGGAAGCAACACTGGTGTAGCAGAAGGTGGAGCATTTGGAACTGCTGATGTACCAGACCTAGCAGAAGTAAGTGCAGACATTAAAGAGATAGTAAGTCCTTACACTGTATCTACAAGAGCAGCTATCTTAGCTGAAGCAGATGATGGAGTAAAAGGCCTAGCAACTTTCCTAAGAGCGCAAGCAGCAGAAGCACACTCTTACTGGATTGATGCAATGCTAACTACAGATTACGCAGCAGGAGCAGCAGGTAACAACTTTGAAACCTTAACTCGTGTAGCAAGTAATTACGCTCAAGTATCAGCAGTAGGAGATGTTGCAGCAGCAGATGTTGACATTTACAATCTAGGTGCAAGAGGAGATGGAGCAACATGGGCAGACGCATATGTTGACGACAACGGTACAACTAACAGACTTTTGACCTTAACACTTCTTGATGCAGCAATTCAAAGTGCCATTGAGAACGGAGCTACATATGATAATTTAATCATATTAACTGGACACCAACAATTAACTGAATTAAAACAATTAATTACGGCAGGAAGTTCAAATGCAACATGGAGAATGACAATGGATTCACAAGCACCAAAAGGAACAAACGGAGTTACTTCAGAACCGGGAATGAACCTAGATGGACGCATGGGATACTATGACAGCATACCAATTTATGCATCACAACACATGGCTACAGCAATGTCCAATCAATCAGGTGGAACTGGAACCGCAATGGGACCACTTCTATTATTAGATATGGAACATTTGTACATGAAGATTGCAGCACCAACCACCTTCTTGGCTCAAGAAGATTTGGCAAACGTGCAAGCATTGAAGCGTAACTACGCATTCATGACTGCTGGTGAGTTAATCTGTACTAAATTCGCATCACAGGGATTAATCAGAGACATTGCGTACACTTAGATTAACGGAGCTATGATATCATGGTCACGTTTAAGTATAAGGGTAATCGGACTAGGTTCGTTAGGACTGATGGGGGTCGCGTTATTGCGTTCGGCTCCGGTCAGGTCTACGACCTTGACGAAAACGACAAAAGAAGTAAAGAGCTTGTTAAGAAGTTACTTGCCTTCCCAGAAGACTTTGAGGTCCAACGCGACGTTGGGACTAAGAAGGTCGGCGCAGGGGTTAGAACTGGCAGCAAAGCTCTTGGAACCAAGCAAGAAAAAGTAGACTGTCCAAAAGGTAGTTACAAATGCAAAGGCGTCTGTAAATGCGGAGACCTTAAAAAGCCTAAAGGACTTAAGAAGTCTAAGAGGGCTGATTAATGGCAGACACAATCTCAACAAAAAGAATAAGTAATTCAGTAAAGACAATGCTCATCAGTAATGATGCAGTTACTTTGAGTGGTTCTACTTATGTTGTAATTATAGATGCAGTAGATGTAGAGTCATACGATAGGGCATCAATACAAGTTTTGTCTAACGATGAGAACGGAGGACTTACCTGTCAAGTATGGGGTTCTTTGTTTGACGGTGCAGAAGCAACACCTGTGACAAACAGTAAATGGGTACAAATTGGAGATGATGTAGTAGTGGCAGCAAGTTCTGGTGCTATGAAAGCAATTTCTACGACTGCGTTAAGATATCTTGCAATAACTGTAAAGGCAACAGATGGTAGTTCTTCAACTGCTATAACTGCTGGAGATTGTAAAGTATTCTTACAGGGGACCATTTAGTGAATGGCTTCTCCTATATACTCTGAAATTGTCTTCGTAAGTGAGGTGGCCTAATGGCTACAACTGTTTGGTATTCTAACCCTACATCAGGGAACGCTATGGATTTCACAGATAGCAATCAATGGAATACAGCAACAGATGGTTCAGGAACGGCAGGAAATCCAGATTCAACAGATGACAAAGCAGTAATTCAAAGTGGAGATACCGTTACGCTAGATGCTGACGTAACAGTAGGTCAATGTGCTGTAGAGGGAACACTTACAGGTAATACTTCATTTTCACTTACTTTAGCAGGCAGTGACCAAGATAATAATTTTAGTAATAATGGAACAATTACAAATTTAAATATTATAATGACTGGAATAAGAGCTTCTGGAGATAGGAGCATTATTGATTCAGGCAGCGGAATACGAGATTTAACTATTAACGATACAACTAACAGTGGCAATAATGTTCATAAATTAGGTAACAATTTAAGTATAAGTGGAAACCTTACAATAACGTCAGGCACACTTTCAACGGTAACGCCTGCTGGCAGTTCGGTAAATCTTACAGTAGGAGGAGATGCAAGTGTAACAGGAACACTTACAGGTAATGCTTCAGCAATATCTTTTGGAAGTCTTACAATAGAAAGCGGAGGAACCTACAATGCAACAAGCGGAACTACTACTGTAAATAGTGAGACATCTGGTGGATATACTTGGAGAAACAATGGCGGAACATTTACTCACAATAATGGAACTGTTACTACTAATTCTAGTGTTGATACTAAAATAAGAGAAAATACTTTTTATAATTTAATAATAAATCAATCTTCTTCGGGTAAGTTTGTATATTGGGAAGATACTTCAGGCAACACTTGCACAGTAGCTAATGATTTAACAATAACTACAGGTAGACTGAGAGGTTTAGTAGCAAGCGACACAGTTACAGTAACAGGAGATGTATTAGTAGATGCAAATGGCACTTTTAATCACACTAGTGTTTGGACAGGCAGTATAAATCACGGAAGTCTTACAATTAACAGTGGAGGAACATATCTTGCAACAAGCGGAACTACTACTATTACTGGTAAAGAAAGCGGAGCTTGTTTTGCTAACAGTGGAACTTTTACTCACA